AGAAAATACATCTGTTGCTATGCCAATCAAGAACATGGTTGGTATTATTATTGGTGTGGCTATGGGTATCTTTGCGTACACAGAAGTAACTGCAAGACTAACTTCATTAGAGACTTCTAGGGAACTCATGAACTCTGATCTACTTAAAAAGTCAGAACAAACTACAACTGATAAAGAGCAATATCTTTTATTGGAAGATTTATACGAAACTGTAGAAAAGCACCAAGAACTTTTAGATAAGAATATTCACACTCAAGTTATGCTAGATCATATAGAAGCACAGTTAAAAAAAGCATTAGATGATATTGAAGATTTAAAAGATAAGGTAAGACAAAATGGAAACAGTTATTAGTACAGTTGTGGCTCTTTGTATGTTTATAGCAGGAGAATTAAAAGAACATCGTATTCAAGGATCAATGAGTGATTGTCTTAAAGGAAAACGTATTGCTGAAAGAGAAGCTAATACAAATATTGATTATAAGTGTGGCAAAGTAAAAGCAGAGTTAGAAGAAAATATTGATGGTAGCAAAGCTATTAAAAAAATAGTAGAAGAATAATTATGGCTATCAGAAAAACTACTAAAGGTAAGAACGCAAACTACAGACCCACAAAGTCTGGAGCAGGTATGACCGCTAAAGGGGTTCGAGCTTATCGAAGAGCTAATCCAGGTAGTAAATTAAAGACAGCAGTAACTGGTAAAGTAAAAGCAGGATCTAAAGCTGCTAAACGTAGAAAGTCATATTGTGCAAGATCATTGGGTCAACTTAAAAGATCATCAGCTAAAACTAGGAACGATCCTAATTCAAGAATAAGACAGGCAAGACGAAGATGGAAATGCTAGATAGATTAGTTTACAAATTTTTTGGTTGGATAGATGATCAATTTAAAAAAGTAGAAGATATTTTTAATATGGATTTTACTAACTTTAGTAAAAGAAAAAAGAAAAAGAAGTGAAAAAAAAAGGTTGGGTAAAGTCTAAAGTCAAATCTTTTATTTGTGGTTACTGCAAAGAATGTAATAAACAACTATTAAGTGATGAGGGTGGATGGATTGTTACAGCTAAAAGACAATATTTTTGTCATGATGGTAAAGAAGGTTCTTGCTTTGATAACTATTGTGAGATAAAATTAAAACAACAACAGGAGAATAACTATGTATGGTAAGTCAAAAAGTAAAAGTAAGCTAACAGCTAAGCAGAAAACTTTGCCAAAATTTTTACAAAAGAAAATTAAAAAATCTAAAAAGAAGAAATAATGAAAAAAGGTTATCATAAAACTAAATCTGGTAAGATGGCTAAGAAGGGTCTTTACTATAACATCAATAAAAAAAAACGAGCTGGTACTTCGAATACTAAAAAGAAGTCTACTATATCTGCGAAGGCTTATAAGAATATGAAGTCTGGATTTAAGAAGTAGTTATTGGCAACAACTCTGTTTTTAAATTTTCATACTCTTTCCAAATAGAATATTCGCTACCCCAATATCTAGACTTGTTTTGTTTATTGTTTAGTGAATGTAAAACTGTAGTGTGATCTTGACCAAACACTCTTCCAATAGATGAGATGCTTACATTATATTCTTCATGTAAAAGATTATAAAGTATGCTTCTTGTTCTAACTATATCTCTAGTTCTACCTTTGCCAAACACATCGTGTTTACTTACAAGATATTTTTCACAAACCTTATCTACTATTTTATTAACAGTTTCTAAGTTTGCATTTTTGTAAACAACTCCAATTATTTTTTTATTACTATCATCAATAGGTTGTTTCTGTAAAAGTTTTGCAGCATATAAAAATCCTTCCGAGAACCCTACCTCATATAATCTTTCTTCTTGGTTCGTAAGAAGGTAAAATGCTTTCTTAACTTTATAAATAAATGTGTTTTGGTCTAAGTGTTTTATGTGTTTATTATAGTGTGTGCTTACGTTTATGGTCATAGATCCCCTACAGTTTCCTTTCTTTTTTTTCAATCATTACGTTAATGACTATTTATATGCCATTAACTGTTCTTTTGTCTGCTCTATTTGCCAAAGTAATTTATAAGAATCTTGTTGATACTTATTTACTCTGTACTTCGCTTCCAAGAACTTCTTGTGCTTTTTCGCTTGAAGGTCTTTCAGCTTCTGCAGACGCATCTTGATGTTTTCCATCATGCTCCTTTTTTACTGTTGCAAAATCAAACTTTAAATTGTTGATCTTGCATTCTACAAACTCTCCTCTGTTCGAGTTGTTTGCAGCTTTCTGTACATCATCAAAAAGTTCGATCATTTCAAAATGACACTCTCCATTGATAATTCTTTTAAATTTTGTCATACTTATTTACTTTTTTCAACTTCTTTTTTTATCAAAAAATCTATATACTGTTTAGCTTTTTTAAGATCTTCAATACCATTTTTTCTTTTGTATCTAGAAATATACTTAATTACATTACCTTCACAAAAATCAAATTCATTTTTAATTATAAAATCAATAGGTTCAATTTTGTTTGCTATGTAGTGTGATGGTTCTTTTATATTATCTGTCATATTAAATCCTGTTTTAGCAAGGTGGGGAAAACGATTAGAAAGGGAAAAAAAACCCCACCCTGCTTGATACCCTTTAGCCTAAGTTAAAAGGTATATTCGTTATTAGCACCTTCACTTGGTTTTGCAAAGGCATTTTTACTTGCTCCTGCTCCACTCGGTGTTAAAATTACTGTCAATTCACCTTCCTTGACATTGCCGTCTTGATCTTTTGACGGGAACGCAGCTTGGTTATACCACTTGCCACCAATATTGACCCCAATGGTCCAGTTCTTATCTGGATGTTTCATATTCTTAGGACCAATGTAAACTGGAAGTTTATCTGTTGGAGACTTCCAATCTTTATTCTTGGTTAGGTTGATGTATATCTTGTCGGATTGATTATCCATGTTTACTCCTTAGTTATATCAACTTTGTTGTTGATTATTGTTTAGTTTACCCTCATGTTCATAAGCAAATTTTCCTATTTCATTATAAGCATTTGGGTTTTTTTCTTTTAAGTAATCCACTTGTTCTCTAAACTTATTTTTAACTGCATCGAATTGTTTTTCAGTTTTAGTTTTAGATAACTCTTGGATTATTTTTTCTACATCTACATCATCATCAATGTAGGTAGGTTCTGTAGATTTCTCCACAGAATTTTGTTTTTGTGGAAATGGAACCACAGAACTAGGTTTAGAAAATTGTTTTCTCAAACTTTCAACATACTTATTGTTATCAAACATACCAAGAAACACATCAGCATTTAAACCCAAATGACTAAATGCTTTTGTCATTGCATCTGTCATTGCTTTCTTTGGTGCTTCATCATCTAAACCTCTTTTGTTTCCTAGTGGAGCAACAGAACAAACTGGTCCATAAGCATACCACTTATTGTTTAAACAATATTGTATTGAAACTTCGGCAAATACTAATTTATCTGTATAATTATATTTTACTTGGTAAGACCAACCTTGACCAACTGGACCAAAGTATTCTGTCATATTTTTTATTTGTTGCATAGCATCAATAGTTGTTATTTTTTTACCATAACTACTTGGTGCTTGTTTTGTGTGATCTGGATTTGTTTTACTTAAAGAATCCCAGATATTCATATTATTGTTTGTCATATTTGATACCCCATAGTTTATTGATTAGTTGTATTTGTTCATCTGCTAAATCTTTATAGTAAAAGAAATGATTAAGGTCTGGTGGCTCCATCATATTAGCTAATCTATTAATGTTACCTTCAGCAAACATAATCATCTTCTCCCATGTTAGAATTTTATCTACCATGATATTGTAAAGATGTTGCAAGTGATCTTCCTTCATTAACTCATGGCTTTGATCAAAGATGACATAGTCTTTGTCATTAACATATACCAAGTATGGTATCTTCTTTGTTGCCATGTAGTAGAACGAAGTTTGTGTAAGGTTTTCAATCGTAGGCTCTGTAGGTAATTCTTGAGTGATCATATTCCACTCTTCTTTACCTTTAACCTTCCTTAAATTAGGTGGCTTAGTTTTTAATTCTATAAATTTTGTTTTAGTTTCATAATCTATTCTGCCAATAATCGGCTTGATCATATCAAATTCTTTTAGCTCTACATATCTTTCGCAAACTAATTTATCTTTACCCATTATTTGTTGAACAACTTTTTTTGTAATAGGAATACAATCCATCGCAAATCTAATCATAGCTTCTCTGCCGTACTTATCTTTTGCGTCAACCGGTGGATTAATATTAATGTTATCTTGCTCAGCTTTAAAACAAACATTAAAGTTTCGATCCCACTCTGTCTCTTTAATTGTTTTAGTTTTATAAATTACATCTGCTATTTGTTTCTGGACCACATTGTTTACTAGGTTG